GTTCGCTATCACTCCAACATCAACAGGCATACTTGTATCATACCCTCCATAATCTCCCTCCATAATCTTAGGAGAGAAACCTTTGAGGGCTTTATACATGTCATCTGCTTCTGCTGAATGCATATTAATACCAACTTTTGTGAAAAAGACGTCTCTAAACTCGTTCATCATTGAATAAAACGGGAGCAAAAACATCCTATTCACAAGAGTTGCATCATATGGTGACATGGCAAAAACTCGTGTTTTTCCTTTTAGAGCTTTCTCACAAGCTCTGGGTTCATCTTTTAGTTGTGCTCCAACAAAAGAATGAGCAAGTCTCTCGTTTTCGTAAGAATGTAAAATCTCAAGAACTTGCTCTTTGACTTCCCAGTTAGGTTCTTTGGAATCTTTTTTGAAATCCAACTCCACATCAGTATTATGTTTAAACTTCTTTCCAGGAAAGAGCAAACCAGCTGAAGTAGAATTCTTCATAGCCCGAATATAAAAATTCTCAGGGAAGCCATTTTGAGCTACACTCAACGGGAATGGTTTTAGGTTTTCAACTCCACACTCACGCAATTTCTTACATAAGTACGTTGTCAATGTACCCGCAACCACTTTCATTAAATGAGGCTCAAGTTTCTTTTTAACAACTGAAACTTTCTTAATCCAGTTGTTATAGGGAGCAACATACTCACCTTCACTGTTACGAAAAGATTTCATAACAGGTTTTTGGTACTTTAACATACCATTAGGGAGATATGGATCTACACCTATAAGTTCCTTGATATGTCCAACGAGTGGAGATTCTACCAAGGTACTTTTAGGTGCGATGTTGGGCCTTCCAGAAATATGCCCGGCTACTAACAGTCCCGTTGTACTTTCATACAGCAATGGACTCCTAGATGAAACAGGTTCCAGGACTGACTTACCTGGCAACCGTAAATCTCCTTCTGACATGATAGGTAAAAGCTCTCCCCTTTCGAGAGTTGCTATACCTTCAATCACGTCTTTTCTAACGAAAGGTGCTGCGAAGCACAAATCAGTGTCCGATCCTCCAGTATGAATACCAAGAAGATAAGTGGACTTATTAATTTTCGCTAGAACTGGTTTTCCACAGTCACCATTTTTATGACCAGGAAATGAATAACTGAAAGGATCAGTCACACAGAAGGAAATGTCGGAACGCACATGAACTACTCTTTTCATTTTCTGTACAAGAGTTTTGTGCAAACCAACACTACCATTCATAACACCATACCGCATATCTTGCGGTAATACAGACAAACAGTCTCTTAAATCTTTACAAAGAAGACCTGTACATCTGACTAACAATACATCTGGTGCTATCTCAGTACTATTTTCATTAGTGATCAAACACTGCAACTGAGCAGAGCCAACGACTTCTC